GACCGCTGCGCGAGAGAGAAGGTCGGACGCCATCGAGAGATCGATAGTGGCCAACCGCCAGTCATATGCCATCTCGGCAAGAAACTGGTTCCATTCCTGGTAGCGCAGATCAACACCAATCATGCGGAGGTTTTCAGCGATATAATCACCGATTCCTAGTTGCCCGAAGGCATTCAAAAGAGGCTCTTTACAAATGCCTCTATCCGTCTTCGCACTCTTGGGAACGGACAACCACACATTACCGGGAACCACTTCCGTAGGTCCGGCTACATCCGCCCAGAGCCCTTCCGTAAGGACAGGCAAGAAGGGCAGAAGCTGCGCAGTCGTCGTCAAGGAAGTCGCATCGAATTTTCGCGACAAGACATCCCCGTAGGCGGAGAAACCTACCACTGCACCAGGCCCGTGACGCATGCGATTCCGTATATCCTCGAGCACCTTTTCGGTGATCTTGGGCAATACTTTGTCAATTGTACGACGGGCACGAAACACCCAATCAGGAAGATCCTTTTCAGGAATATCCAAAAGGGCGTTGGCGAAGCAGCAGATACCTTCAGCTGTCCAGAACGAATCTTGGGCAACCGCCTTCCGATCGATGCCTAATGGTAGCAGTTCTGACTTAGTCAAAATGCTGCTCACTAGGTAATCTTGTGCATAACGAGCTTCACAGCTGGTTAGTAGCACTGGTACATCGGCAGGCCTGTCTAACTCCATATAGCCACGGTATTCACCATGACGTAATAAAAGCCAAACAGTAAGGCTGCGAGGGCTGTCAAAAGCCTCACAGAGGTCCGCAACGAACTCCACCTCATGGTGAAGTTTCGGATCATCATGTGGATTGTGCATTTCGCAACTCCAGGGCATGGCGCGCCTGTTACAGGACACGCCCGGGCTCGAACGAAGTCTGAGCCCGAAGGATCGTCACGACGACGACAAGTCGGTGAGGATGAAGTATCCTCAGAAGCAGGTTTCATCCTGCTAGTACGCCGGCTCGCCGTTAAGGTACGCAGCCACGAGGGAGTTCCCCAGAGCATTGCTAACGAGGGCGAGAAAATCCGCCTTGTCGCCAGCCTTGCTACTATTGGGGATGATCCACTGACCGTGGAAGCGATACGCGTCAGGTGACGTCACC